GTGCGCCAGGCTTCTCCTCTCCACGACCCCCGTCTCCCCTGGTTGGGTAATCAGGCGCGTCCTCGCCGCGGGCATCACGTCCTGCGTCGCCGGCTATGCCATCGCCGAACATATCCAGAGCCCCGGCCTTCGCATGGGCGCCATCGGTGCAATCGGGTACTGCGCCCCCGAGGCCTTAGACTACCTGTTGAAGGCATTCAAAGCCCGAGCGGAAAAGGAAGTCGGCGAGATCGCCGGCAAGAAAACCAATGGCAAAGCAAAAGCCCCAGGCAAAGGAAAGCGGAAGCGGTAACCTTCTGATGGCCGTCGTCCTGCTGACGGGCTTCGCGGGCCTGTCGGCGCTCTCCTCGGCCTACATCGCCGGCTACGTCCTCGACCAGCTGCAATCGACCGACGCCCTGGTCATGATCGTGACGGACGCGGGCCTGAAGTCCGACTCGGCCGACCTCGAGCGCAACATGAGCACGGCGACCCTAGCCTTGAAGTCCGTCCGCGACCTAGGCTGGGCCTTGGCCGTGGGGTGCTTAGGGGTAGGGGTGGCGGTCTTCCTCCGTTCCCGCCGTCAAAAGGCCTAGGAAGGGCAAGGAGAGGCCTTTAAAGGGGTAGCCTATGGCCGACCTCGGGCTGGCTTTTGACCCCCTTTAGACCCCTGTCAAAAGTTTCGGCAAAAGAGTTTGACGAAATGCATTTGGTCTGAGAGATTGGTCTGGCACCACCAAAACCATGAGCACCGAAAACATCACCGTAAACGAAACCTCCTCCGGCCGCTACATCGGCGTCCAGTTCTTCCTCGTCCGCAAGGCCGAGAAGGTCATCGCTCTGATCGCCAAGAAGGAAGACTCCGCCGACTGGCTGGTCAGCCGTCAGGACTCGCCTAAGTTCTCGCGCACCCGTGGCTTTAATGCCCGATGCGTGGATAAGGACGCCGCGGTCGCCAAGGCCGTCGAGCTGCACGACGCCTATCAGGCCTTCGCCCAGTCTCTCGCCGACGCGATCACCGGCAAGGGCCCGAAGACCCTCCTCGGCGGCAAGGTCGAGGTCATCTCCTAATCACCCCGCACCACTAAAATCATGAAGTCCCTCATCGCCCTCTCCTTCCTCATCATCTTCGGCTGGCTCGCCGTCGTCACCTTCTGCGGCCCCGAACTGGCCCGCGCCATCAACGGCCCCGAGCCGGTCAAGGCCAAGGCCGTCCGCAGCCACCGCTAATTTCCCACCCACACCACACCATGGAAAACAACACAAACGAAAGCAAAGCCCCCACGATGAACCTCGACGAACTGTTCAAAGTTCTGAAGACCGAAGAGAAGGAGGTCATCCTGCCCACGGATGATCTGCTGACCATCCTTCAGAACCTGACCAGGAAGGCGCCGGCCATCCCTGAGGGATTCATGAACGCCGAACAGTACGCGAAGAAGTGGAACATCCACGTCTCGACCGTCCGACTGATGCTCAAGAAGGGCGTCGAGAAGGGCGTCCTCGAGATGAAGGTCTACCACACGAAGACGAATCACTTCGACAAAGTCGGCCGACCCTCCGCCCACTACCGCCAGAAGCGCTAAGTCTCCACCAACATGAACCAGTCCCCCATCGACCACATCACCGTCGGCGACCGCCCCCTCAGGCTGTCCCGCCCTGTCCTCCCCCACGCCGCCCGCCGTCTGGCTGGCGTGCTCCCGCAACTGAACGCCCTCAATATTGCTGGCAAGTCTCAGGCCGATGCGGCCGAGGCCCTCGGCGTCTCCGTCGGCGCCGTCCGTACGTGGATCGCGCTCGCCGGCATCCCCTGGTCTAACCTCAACCGCCGCGGCCCCTACGCCAAGCGCACGAAATGAAATACCTTTCCGTCTGCTCTGGCATGGAAGCCGCGTCCGTCGCCTGGCACCCGCTCGGATGGACTCCCGTCGGCTTCTCCGAAATCGAACCCTTCCCCTGCGCTATCCTCAAACACCGTTTCCCCAACACACCTAACTATGGCTCACTCACCGAATACCAATCATGGCCCCTCGAACCCGGAGCAATCGACCTTCTGGTCGGAGGCACACCTTGCCAGTCCTTCTCCGTCGCTGGACTCCGCAAAGGACTTGCCGACCCCAGGGGCAACCTCGCTCTCACCTTTCTTGGGTTGGCTGACAAACTCAAGCCCCGCTGGATCGTCTGGGAAAATGTCCCCGGTGTCCTGTCTTCGGGAGGAGGGCGGGACTTTGGTTCCTTCCTCGGGGCGTTGGTCGAACTCGGGTATGGGTTCGCCTACCGAGTGCTGGACGCTCAACACTTCGGAGTTCCCCAGCGTCGTCGTCGAGTCTTCGTTGTCGCGTGTCTTGGAGACTGGCGAGCTCCCGCCGAGGTTCTATCTCTCCGCGAAGGCTTGCGCGGGTATTCTGAGAAGGGCCGAGCGACGAGGAAAGAAGTTACCGGAACTCTTAGCAGCCGCTCTTCGGCAGGCGGCGGTTTAGGCACGGACTTTGACTGTGCTGGAGGAGTCCAGCCTGTCTACCGCAAGTCCAAGCGAGCCGCGTCCACAACCGACAACGAGACTTGGGTTCCTGCCAACGCCAGCAACACGCTGAACAACTTCGACCTCGGCGACACTAGGACTACCCACGCCGTCGTGCAGCCTGTCGGCTTTTCGATGAGAGAAGACGCCATAAACGGAACCTTTGATGTAAAGCAAGTGGACACATCTTTATGCCTTCAAGCGTTGCGACCGGCGGTGACCAGCCACCATGCACAAAATATCGTCGTGCAGCCTGTCGCATGGACGCAGAACCAACGCGAGGAAGTCCGTCTGTTAGGCGACAAGGTGGGGGCCATCGCCCTGCCCGGAACGCACCAAACGAACTACATCGCCGAGCCTAAAGTCTACGAAAACCACGCTCAAGACTCCCGCGTCACTGGCCCTCTTGAGGTAGCCCCTACTGTCGCCGCTAAGTTCGGAACCGGCGGGGGCAACGTGCCGCTCGTCGGCGCCATGGCCGTCCGTCGCTTGACGCCTGTCGAAACCGAACGTTTGCAAGGCTTCCCCGACAACTGGTCGCGCATCAGCTGGAAGGGCAAGCCCGAGACCGAATGCCCAGACGGCCCGCGCTACAAGGCCTGCGGGAACTCCATGGCCGTGCCGGTCATGCGCTGGATCGGCGAACGCATCGCTGCCGTTGACTCCACCCTTCCTCCCCATGCCTGACCCATCCCACCGCCCATACGAACCCATGCACATCATCAAACCCGACTCCCTCCCGCGCCTCTGGTGGATCTTCCCCTGGAGCATCGCCCGTCAGCTGCACAAGAACGCCGTGGCCCTCAAGGCCATGGCCGACCGCCTCGACCAAGCCGTGACCATGCAGACGCATATCATCTCCGACCAGTCCGAGGAGATCGCGAACCTCCGCACCGAGGCCGAGCGTCTCGCCGGCAACGTGAACTATTGGCGCATCGAGGCCGAGACCGATCACGCCCGCTGGCTCCGCGTGCTCGAGGAGAATGACAAGCTGCGCAAGCAGATCGCCGACATCGACGCCGCCATCATGCTAGGCCGCGTCATCACCCCCGACGCTCACCCCCATGAGTAGTTTCCGCCACCTCGACGGCATGGTCGCCCTGCTCTCCGAGGTATATGAAATCAATGAGCGAATCCTGACCGGTGACATCACGTCCAACAAGACCGCCATCGCCTCCGGCCGCATGAAGAAACTCCTGCACCACTATCACGAGGCCCTGCACGAGGACGGCGCCGTGAAGGTATCGCTCCAGGCCTACGCCGCCGCCGGTGGATGGGTCGGCATCACCTACTCCTACGAGCTCGACGGCTTCGAGGTCGCCGGATCACAAGTCCCGAGACGCGTATGACCCTCAACCAGCGCTTCTCCGTCGTCGCCCTGCTGCTCCTCGGCCTCAACGCCCAGGCCAAGACCGACGCCGCCTTCCTCGAGGCCGTCGCCGCGGTCGAGTCCGGGCACAACCGCAAGGCCATCGGCAAGGCCGGTGAGCGTGGCCAGTATCAGGTCGGAAAGGCCGCATGGGACGACGCCTCCGCCCGCCTCAAGGCCGAGGGCCATTACTCCTTCCCCTGGTCTAAGTGGCGAGACGCCACCGCCCAGGACATGATTGCCGCCAGTCACCTCCGCTGGATCAGGTCGAACTTTCACCGCATCGGAATGACCGACCCGACCCCCGAACAGATGGCGCTCGTCTGGAATGTCGGATGGACGGAGGCCCGCAGCCGAGACTTCCGGGCAAACGACTACGCCTTCCGCGTGGCTAATTTATTCCGCTCGCAAAAGGTTTTGAGCCGTTGAAAGTTTCGACCATGTCTCACATGGTCATCGCTGTCGACCCCGGTGCATCAGGCGCCTTCGTGTGGTCGGTCGACGGCATCGGCATCGAGACGCGGAAGATGCCCGGCTCCGATGTCGAGATCTGCGAGCTGATGGCCGAGCTCTCCTGCAAGACGAAGAGCGTCGCCCTGTTCCTCGAGACGCCGAGCGTCGCCGGCTACGGCCCGAAGATTCCCGGCGCGTCTATCGCGAAACTCCAGTTCAACGTCGGCCTGATCTACGGCGCATCAATCGCCATGGGCTGGCAAGTCCGCCGCATCGACCCGAAAGCGTGGCAGAAGACGCACCCCGTCGGCAAGAAGGCCGACCACGGCTCCGGCTGGAAGCGACACCTCAAGGCCCGGGCGAAAGAGCTCTTTCCCCATACCGACGTCTATGACTGGACGGCCGACGCCCTGCTGATTTACGACAGCGCCATCCGAGGCGTCATCAACTGAGTTTACATAACTCAACCAAACCCTCCCTTTTGTAACCTTTCCACCTATGAAGAAAAACACCCTCTCCCCAAACGCCGAGATCCCTGGCACGCAGTACATCCTGCTGCCGGACAACCGCGTGGCCCGTCTCCTGACGCCCACCGTCCGCCCTTCCGGCGACAATTACAACCTCCGCATCGGCGGCCGCACGCGTCAGTTCACGCTCGAGGCCATCAAGGCCATCATCGCCGGCGCCGACCCTGCCACCGTCGGCAACAAGTAACTCTTCCCACATGAGCACCACGCCCAAAACCCAGTCCGCCACCGCTGACCTCGTCGCCGCCCTCGCGCAGCTCGACAACGTCAAAGCAAACAAAGTAAACCCCGGCTTCAAGAACCGCTACGTCTCCCTCGACGCGCTGCTCGACGCCATCAAGCCCGTCCTCCTCGACCACAACCTGGCTCTGATCCAGACGCTCGTCTCCGAAGAGGGCAAGGTCGGCGTGTCCACCGCCTTCCTGCACACCTCCGGCGAGCGCTTCGACTTCGGCCGACTGATGGTCAAGTCCGAGGGCCTCGACGCCCAGAAGATTGGCGGCGCGATCACCTACATCCGCCGGCAGTCCATTCAGACCGCGTGCGGCATCTCCGTTGACCTCGACGACGATGGGGCCGTGGCGGCCTCTGGCTTCCGTTCTGCGGCTGTTTCCCAGTCCGCCCCCGCCTTCTCCCCCACCCCCCGCCCCCTGACCAAATGAGCGACCCTAAGCCCTTCGACCCCTTCGACCCCATCTCCGCCGCGATGGGCGCCATTCACGGCCAGAACCTCCTCGCGGCCAAGGACGCCCGCATCAAGCAGCTCGAGGAACGCCTCGAAGGCATGCGCGAGGCCGGCGACCAACTCTGGTACTGCGTCCGCCACGCGCAGCGCATCCATGCCGACGAGCTCATCGACGCCATCGAGGAATGGCAGGAAGCCCGGAACCATGGCTGACATACCCAAAGGCATCGAGAAGATCGCGGCCACCGTCCCGAAGCAGTTCGCTCTCCTCCTATTCCTGGACGGCTTCCCCTACGTCGAGTTCACCGCCCG